GATCCTGATAATGCTAGAAAACATTCTAAGAAAAACATTGATTCTATTATTGGATCGCTGAAAAAGTTTGGGCAACGCAAACCAATTGTGGCGACTGCTGGAAATATTGTGATTGCTGGCAACGGAACTTTAGCGGCAGCCAAAGAAATTGGTTGGACAGAAATTGTTGTTGCTTACACACCTAACGATTGGACTTTTGAAGAAGCACGCGCTTATGCACTTGCTGATAATCGAACTGCTGAATTAGGTGATTGGGATTCTGACAAACTTGCTATGCAATTAATTGAATTAGATTCTGTTGGTTGGGAATTAGCAGATATTGGTTTTCCTAAATTAGATCCTTCTATTGGAGATATGCGCCAAGATTCAACACATGAAATAAATGTTGGAGATTGGACTTTTGAGCACAGATGTCCAAAGTGTGGATTTGAATTTAATGATGTCAGATGAAAATACGATCGGCTGGAATTTAACTGATTTAAAAAATGTTCCACAAAATGGTTTAAAAGTTTTTTCAACTTTTGCTTGTGGTGGCGGTTCGAGCATGGGTTATAAACTTGCTGGCTTTGATGTTATTGGTGCTAACGATATTGATCCACAAATGAGACAACATTATGAAGCAAACTTAAAACCAAAGTTTTTTATTGAATCACCAATTATTGATTTAGTGCGTGACGATTTACCTGCTGAACTTTTTGATTTAGATGTTTTAGATGGTTCACCACCTTGTTCAACTTTTAGTCTTGCCGGAAGTCGCGAAAAAGCATGGGGTCGTGAAAAGCATTTTCGTGAGGGTCAAGCAGTTCAAGTTCTTGATGATTTGTTTTTTGATTTTTTGAAAGTCGCAGATCATTTAAAACCTAAAGTTATTATTGCTGAAAATGTTAAAGGCATGTTGGCTGGTAATGCTCGCGGATATGTGAGTGCTATTTTTAATTTATTAAAAGTTATGGGCTATGTTCCACAAATATTTTTAGTTAATGCTGCTTATTGTGGTGTTCCTCAAACGCGTGAACGAGTTTTTGTTTGCGCTATTCGTGAAGATTTATTTAAAAAGAAACTTGAATTAAATCCTACTCAAACACCTATTTCTTTAACAGAAGCATTTGCTGATTTAACGATCGAAGAAAGTGATAAATATTATCCAAGTAAAGATAGTCAATTTTATAAGTATTGGTCAAACACTCCTATTAATTCTTCATTAGCGTTAGCATATAAAAAAGATACAGGAAGAACTGGTTGGTTTGGTCATATAAAACATGCACCAAATTTGCCAGCAAAAACAATTTGTTCTGCTGGTACTTATAATCATTGGTCAGAACCTAGAGGATTTACTAAACAAGAATTAATTAGATGTGGTTCTTTCCCAGACGATTATCAATTTTTTGGCAAAAAAATAGCACAATATTTAATTGGTATGAGTGTTCCCCCAAAAATGATGCAATTCGTTGCAAGTAATGTTAGAGATCAATGGTTATCATAAAAATATATGAGCAACCCACCAAAACCAACAGAGGTTAAAAGAAAACTTGGTAATCCCGGCAGACGACCTTTACCTGATTCAAAAGACATTATTTTATTGCCAGCAATTGAAAATATTCCACAACCTGTTCGCCCTTTATTTGATGCTGGTTTGGAATTATGGAATCGAACTTGGTCAATGGGTCAATTATGGATTTCTCCAAGAACCGATATTGAACTTTTATTAATGACATGTGAAATGCTTGATGAGCGTGTAAGACTTCGTGCTTTTGTTTGGAATAATGCTGAGGCTTGGCGTGAAAGAAAAGCCTTAAGAGAGTTAGATAAAAATATTGTTGCTAATTTATCTTTACTTGGTTTTACTCCAACGGATCGTTCAAGACTTGGGGTTGCTGAAGTAAAGGCTAGAAGCAAATTAGAAGAAATAAAGGCGCGGCGTGAAACAAAATAAATCTTGGCCCCCTAAATGGGTTACTCCTGTTACAAAAAAGAATTTAAATAAAAGTAAAGGTAAAGAAATTTCGTCTTTTATTAATTCAATGTGTATTCAAACTAAAGACACTATTGCCGGCAGATCCGGTGAATTACTATCAACTCGTTTATGGCAAGACGAATTATTAGATCACATTTTTTCTGTTAATGAAGATGGATCATTAAAACATAGAACCGCACTCGTGGGCATGGCGCGTAAAAATGGTAAGTCTGCTTTATCTTCAGGTATTGCTTTATGGGGTTTATTTCTTGGTGAGAATGGTGGTGAAGTTTATTCTTGTGCTGCCGATAAAGATCAAGCAAAAATTGTTTTCAATGATGCAAAAAAAATGATTGAAGCGGAACCAGATTTATTAGAACAAGTAAATTTGTTTCGAGATGTAATTGAAGTACCATCAACAGGTTCAATTTATAGAGCATTATCTTCTGAAGCATTTACTAAAGAGGGTTTGTCTCCATCACTTGTTATTTATGATGAACTTCATGCCGCACCTAATCGTGAACTTTTTGATGTTATGCAACTTGGTATGGCTGCAAGAAGATCACCTTTACTATTAGCGATTACGACCGCAGGTGTTAAAGCAGATTCAACAGGACAAGATTCGATCGCGTATTCTTTATATCAATACGGTCAAAAAGTTTCGCGTGGTGAAATTGAAGATCCAACATTTTTTATGGCGTGGTGGGAAGCGGAAGCAAGTGCTGATCATCATTTTGAATCAACTTGGCAAATGGCTAATCCGGGTTTTGGTGACATTAACGATCCTGAAGATTTTATTTCAATGGTTAAAAAAACACCGGAATCGGAATTTAGAACCAAAAGATGTAATCAATGGGTTTCGTCCCAGACTGCTTGGCTTCCTAATGGCGCTTGGGAAGAATTAGGTGCTGAAAAAGAAATTACTTCTGAAACAGAAATTGTTTTAGGTTTTGATGGAAGTTTTTCTGGTGATGCTTCAGTAATTGTCGGAGCAACTCTTGAAGAAAAACCTCATGTATTTATTGTTCAAGCGTGGGAAAAACAACCGGAAGATAGAGATGATTGGCGAGTTGATACTTTAGAAGTTGAAAATACTATTATTCAATTTTGTGCAAATCATAATGTAAAAGAAGTTGCGTGCGATCCGTTTCGTTGGCAAAGAAGTATGCAAGTTTTACAAGATCATGGAATTCCGATCGTTGAATGGCCATCAACTTCTGCTGCTCGTATGATTCCTGCGTGCGCAAAGTTTTATGATGCTGTTGTTAATCAAAGAATTACTCATGACAATAATCCATTACTGATACGACACATTTCAAATGCCGTTGTCAAAACTGATAGACTTGGACCTAGAATTGTAAAAGAGCACCGAGGAAGTCCAAGAAAAATTGATGCTGCAGTTGCTAGCGTGATTGCTTTAGATCGGGCAACTGTAACAAGAAATGAAGAAGTTGTTAATGTTCCAGCGTTTTTTATGGTTTAGGAGATAAGTGGCAACGATAATCCAAGCACTCGGAATTTTAACAGCATCTATTGGAGTCGGAATAATTTTCGTTCCTGCTGGCATAATATTAATAGGAGTCGGAATACTACTCTTTGGTTTAGCCCTTGAGAAACGCGGATAATGCTTAATAAATTATTTAACAACTCAGAACAACGCGCAATAAGTTTTCAATCAATTTGGGGCGCTGGCGATAGTTTAGCCTTTACAACAAGTGCCGGAACCAATATTGACGAAAATACTGCAATGCAAATTTCAGCATTTTATTCATGCGTGCTTTTAATCTCTGACACAATTTCAACTTTACCTATGGATATTTATATTCGTAGAGATGGCAATAGAGTTCCTTATCGTCCAAGACCTGAATGGATTAACCAGCCTGATATTGATGTATCTCGTATTGAACATTTTCAACAAGTTTTAGTTTCACTTTTAATTGACGGTAATGCTTTTGTAAGAATTTATAGAGACAATCAAGGCAATATTATTAATCTTGTTGTTTTGGATCCATTAAAAGTTGAAATTACAAGAGATAATGTAACTCGAAAATTGGCGTATCGTTATGAACTTGAGCAAGGAACTTTAATTCCTAAAAATGATTTATTACATTTAACTGAAATTCGCAGACCCGGTTATGTTCGAGGAATTTCTCGTGTTACTGAATTAAAAGAAAACCTTGGTTTAGCAAGTGCATTACAAGAATTTGCTTCACGCTTTTTTGGTACTGGTGCAAATCTTGGTGGATACATTGAACACCCTGCACAGTTAACAAAAGAACAATCAACCGATTTAGCAGATGCTTTTAGGGGCGCACATAAAGGATTAAGAAAATCTCATAAAGTTGGTGTTTTGTCAGGTGGCGCAAAGTTCACAAAAACTGCTGCTGCGCCTGATGAAGCACAGATGCTTGAATCAAGAAAACTTGCGATCGAAGAAGTTGCAAGAATGTTTAGGGTTCCACCTCACATGCTCGCAATTACAACTCCAGGCGCAATGTCTTACGCATCAGTTGAACAGAATAATATAAATTTTGTTACTCACACATTAAGACCATATATTGCAAAAATTGAAGAAGCATATTCAAAACTATTACCAACTGAAGCATTTTTAAGAATCAATGTTGATGGCTTATTGCGCGGTGATTTTCAAACAAGAATGCAAGGCTATTCAATTGGATCACAAGCAGGATTTCTTTCAATTAACGATATAAGAAAATTAGAAGATATGACACCTGTTGATTCCGGTGATACTTACAGAGTTCCTTTAGCAAATGTCAATTTACCTGCTGCTAATCTTGTTGAAACTGATAAAAAAGTTTCAATGGCACAAAAACTTGTTATTGCAGGTTTTGATCCTGCTAGCACTTTGAAAGCATTAAATCTTCCAGCAATAATTCATACCGGTGTTCCATCTACACAACTTCAACCTGTTGCACAAATTGATCCAGCAAATCCTGAAGCCGTTTATGAGGTTAAATAATGCCTTATTTTATTACTGATAAATCACCTGATTGTTCAGGTTGGGCGACAATTAAAGAAGATGGTGAAGTTATTGGTTGTCATGAAAACAAAAAAGATGCTATTGATCACATGATTGCTGTTTCAATAGCCGAGGATATGGAACCGGGTGGAGAACGCGCACCGGCACCAGCAAAAGACCAAATTGAAGGTAGTGATGAAAATAAACCCGACAGCGCTAAAGGTGCAAGTGGAAATATTGATTTTGATGAAACAACAACAACTGCTTTAAAAAATAAAGTTTCTGAACACAATGAAGATATGGCTCAAAAAAATAAACCTGATTACACCAGAACAACTCTTGGACAACTTAAATCAGTTTATAGGCGCGGCTCAGGTGCGTATTCAAGTTCACATAGACCTGGAGTTTCTCGTGCTGCATGGTCAATGGCGCGTGTTAATGCTTTCCTTTATCTGTTAAGAAATGGCAGACCAGAAAATCCTAAATATATTACTGACTTTGATTTACTTCCTAAAGGTCACCCAAAATCAACTCGCAATTTATTACCTGATGCTGAAAGAGTTTTGCCCGATAATTACAGACCATCTTTATCTGAAGATGTTCCAGAGGGTCGCGCTTGTGGTAATTGTTATTTTTATGATGAATCAAATATTAAAGAATATCCTGATGGACAACTTCGTGCTTATTGTGAAAAGTGGGACGATTATGTAGATGGCGCATATTATTGCAATGCTTGGCAAGAAGATGAAGATTATGAGGAACGCGTAGTTAATTTAGATCCGCCAGCATATATGCGTGCTGCTGCGAGGCGTGGATTAGAATTAAATGCTGATGGTCGTGGCGGTGATGGTTTAACTGAGAAAACAATTCGCGAAGCAAGACTTATGGCTAATGGTCAAGTTTCAGAAGATAAGTGGATAAGAATTGGTGCGTGGATCGCAAGACATATGCCAGATTTAGATGCACCAAAAAATAATAATCCTAATGATTCAGGTTATCCTGGTCCTGGTTTAGTTGCACATTTATTGTGGGGTTCAGGTCCAAGTAAAAGAGCAGCACAAAGAGCAATGGATTACGCAAATGGTGTTGTTGAAAGAATTCGTGCTGAAGAAGAAAAAAGCAGATGGTCAAGTGTCAATGTACAATTAAAAAAGCAGAAAGAAGAAAAAATGTCGTCAAAAGTTGAACGCCGTATTAATGATGTAAATTTTGAAATTCGTATTGGTGAAGTCGATACAGACAAAATGACTTTTACTGGATATGCTGCAGTATTTAATTCAGCAAGCGAACCGCTTCCATTTACAGAATATATTGTTCCGGGCGCATTTAAACGATCGTTAAAGTCTCGTAATGAAATTAAATTATTTATGAATCATAATACTGATATTGTTCTCGGATCAACTCGTGCAAAAACTTTACGATTGTCAGAAGATTCAACAGGTTTATTGGCTGAAGCAGTTTTACCTGATACAACAGCAGGTCGCGATTTATCTGTATTAATGCAACGCGGAGATGTTAATTCAATGTCGTTTGGCTTTAGTGTTCCAGCAAGAGGAGATAAATGGTCAGATGATGGCATGACTCGCGAACTGCATCAAATTCGTTTGCATGAAGTTTCGATCGTTACAGGTTTTCCAGCCTACGAAGCAACAAGCGCAACTGTTCGATCAATTGATGCTTTAGCAATTAGAACTGGTATGGATCCAGATGTTCTTGCTGATGCATTAACAAGACTAGAATCAGGCGATACTTTAAACGCAATTCACGCAGATGTTATTGGTGAAGCAGTTGCAAAACTTAAAGAATCAAATCCAACTACTGACGAGTTGTTAGCAATAAAAAGAAAACAACTTGATCTATTATTTAAGGCGATCTAATGAACAGAGAACAAATTAAATCAGCGATATTAAAAACTGCAGGTAATCCAGAATCAGGCGCAATTGCTGACTTAGCAGACGCAATCGCTGACGCTATTTTAAACATTGATACACCAGAAGTTAAAAAATTTAATCCGGTTTCTGAGACAAGAGTTATTGAGTCCAAAGAAATTCGTTAAAAAGTATGTAATAATCTAATTAACGACTTTGAGCGTGAGCCGCCAAGTTTGTTAAGTTACTGCATTTGAGTGAGCCTCGTGCAGATTCAAATAAGTGCAGTAAACCCTACCCAAAAAAAAGGAAATTTAATGTCTGAATATATTAAAGTTCAGCATGAAGCACGCAATAAAGCGTGGCACTCTGCAAAAGAAATTCTTGACAGAGCAGCCGCAGAAAAGCGTGATTTAAATGCTGAAGAAAACGAACAATACACAAAAATCTCAACTGAATTAGACGAACGCGCTCGCGTTATCGAAACAATTCAAAAAGATGAAACTCGTGCAATAGCAGCAGCACAAGCAATGGCTAATGTTGATTTATCTGTTTCAGCACCAACAGCAAAAAATGATGCTGACATGATTCGTTCAATGGCTCGTGGCGAAATTCGTTCATACGAATTTGAAAAGCGTGATGTAACTACAAGTTCAACTGGTTCTCCGGTTCCAACTTCTTTTTATGATCGCGTTCTTATGCTTGCAAGATATGTTGGTGGACCGTTAGAAACCTCAACAATTTTGAACACAGCAGGTGGAGAGAATTTGCAAATTCCATCTCAAGCAACTTATTCCAGCGGAACAGTATTTGCCCAAGGTTCAACAATTGGTGAATCAGATCCAACATTTAATTCATTTGTAACTTTGAGTGCATACAAGTATTCATTCTTAACTCAAGTTTCACGCGAATTAATTGAAGATGCCGGTGTGGATATTCTCGGATTTCTTGCCGAGCAAACAGGAAATGCACTTGGCTATTCTGTGAATGATGCTTTAACAAACGGAACTGGAACAGTACAACCAAATGGTTTGTTTACAGTTGCAGGTTCAGGTGTTGCAGGAACTTCACTATCACCAACAGCCGACAATTTAATAGACCTAGTTTATTCAGTTGATACTGCCGGAAGAAGATTACCGGGAGTCGGTTTCATGATGGGTGCAGCACAAATCGCAAATGTTCGTAAATTAAAAGATACTGCTGGCAATTATTTGTTCAGCCCATCTTTATCTGCAGATGCACGCGATTTGCTACTTGGTTATCAAATATTTGAAAACCCAACAGCACCAACAGCAGGTTCAGCAAAGAGACCGGTTATTTTTGGTCACTTGCCAAGTTACATGGTTAGAACTGTTGGCGGAATTCGTCTAGATCGTTCAGATGATTTTGCTTTCAATACCGACCTAGTAACTTTCCGTGCAACCTACAGAGTGGACGGAAATCTTCCACAAACTAGCCACATTAAATACTTCAAGAGTTCAAACTCTTAATAGTAATTAATCCCTAGACCAGAAACCTCGACAGAGCGCAGGCTGTCGGGGTTTCTGCTTTTATGTGTGTAAGATTTATATACCTGCGGATTTAAATGGAGAACTTGCGTGAATAAAAAAGATTCAAATAATAATAAATCAAATATTGCATCATTGATGAATCAAAAACTTGTTACAAATAAAAAATGTAATCCAAGAATTTTATGGAACTCTAATGCGCCTTGGGCTGCAACCGGTTATGGTATGCAAACAGCACAAGTAGTCAAACGATTGAAAAAAGATAATTATGATGTTGCGATTGCAACAAATTATGGTTTAGAGGGTGCAGCAACAACTTGGCCAACTGAATACGGAAATGTTGATGTTTATGCTCGAGGTGATGATCACTATTCAAATGATGTTGTTCCAGCACATATGTATGACTGGTCGAAAAGAGATGAAGATGCAAAAAGTATTTTAATTACTCTTTATGATGTTTGGGTTTTTAAAGGAAAAAAGTGGGCTGATTGGAATGTTGCTTCTTGGGTTCCTGTTGATCATTTACCTGCCCCTCATGATGTTGTTGAATGGTGTAAAAAAGATTTTGTTACCCCAATTGCTATGAGCAAATTTGGTAAATCAATGTTAGAAAATCAAAATGTTGAATGTGAATATATTCCTCACGCGATCGAAAAAGTTTATAGACCTACTAATCAAATTAAAACTTTAGATGGTGATTCAATAACTGGTCGCGATTTTATTGGAATTAGTGAAGATAAATTTGTTGTTGGTATGAACGCTGCTAATAAAGGGGTTGTTCCTAATCGTAAAGCCTTTGGAGAAAACATTTTGGCTTTTTCAATGTTTGCTCAAAAACATGATGATGCTGTTTTGTATTTGCACACAAATGTTTTTGGTGCCGGTGGTGGCGCAGAATGCAT